TTACCGATCGATGCAGCGAGATTTGATACCAAACCAGAGCCAGACCATCAGAAAAGTTATCCACAGGCAGATTTCAAAAATGACCAAGCAACGAGAAACCCCAAACTTTGCAAGCTGGCAGCATGACACCCTGGCCGAGTTTGCGACCGACTGCTACACCAGGCTCCAAGACGAGCAGGCCGCAACCGAGCAGCTTAGGCTCGATCTCAAGGACGCCATGAAACTGGCGCGAATCCAAAACATGAAGGACAATAAAGCATGACCACGAAAACCCACAATCCAGCGGACAAGGTAGAACGCTGGAAAATTGAAAAGCTGGTGCCTTACGCACGCAATGCACGCACCCACAGCGATGAGCAGATCAGCCAGCTCGCGGCCAGCATTAAGGAATGGGGATGGACGACTCCCGTTTTGGTGGATGAGACCGGCAGCATCATTGCCGGCCACGGGCGCACGTTGGCCGCACAGCGCCTCCAAATGACCGAGGTGCCAGTCATGGTGGCCAAGGGCTGGAGCGATGCTAAGAAGCGCGCCTACATCATTGCCGACAACAAGCTGGCCATGAACGCAGGCTGGGACAATGAGATGCTGGCGCTGGAGTTGGGCGAGATTGGCGAACTGGGCTTTGACCTTGATCTGACAGGATTTACAGCCGATGAGATTGCGGCGCTGATGCCTGAGCAGATTGAACCTGGCCTGACCGATGAGGATGCAGTTCCTGAAGTGCCAGAGCAGCCGGTCACTGTGCTTGGTGATGTTTGGGTGCTGGGTAAGCACCGACTCATGTGCGGTGACAGCACCAGCATCGACGCGGTGGAGAAGCTGATGGATGGCCAGAAGTCTGACATGGTGTTCACTGATCCACTTTATGGTGTGGATTACAAAGGAATAAACAACGACGACCGCAGTGGATTGGAAGAGCTTTTGCGTGGTGCTTTTGGAAATTATTTGGCCACTTCAAAATCTGGTGCAGCTTGCTATGTCTTCCATTCAGACAAATGTGCCGACATATTTCATCAGGTGTTTCGAGAGTTTTTTCATTTCAGCAGCATGATTATTTGGGCAAAGAACAGCCTCACGCTATCGCGCACCGATTACCAAAGCCAGCATGAGCCTTGTCTTTATGGATGGATGAAAAATGGCACGCACTCATTTTATGGAGATCGAAAACAAGTTAGCGTTTGGAGATTCGATAAAGAACGTGTTGAAGGCCATACAACGCCAAAGCCTGTTTCACTCATTGAGAGAGCATTGCAAAACAGTAGCAAAGGTGGCGACATCATTTCCGACTTGTTTGGAGGAAGCGGCAGCACCATGATTGCCTGTGAGAAAACAGGACGAATCTCTCGTTTGATGGAACTCGATCCCAAATATGTGGATGTCATCGTCAAACGCTGGCAGGACTTCACTGGCAAAATCGCAACACACGCAGAAACCGGACAACCTTTCGCGGAGGTTACAGAATGACAAGCAAGAAACGAGCCACTGAAAAACCAACGCTTGAAAAGCCACACAACAAAGGTGGTGCGCGTCCAGGTGCAGGCAGACCAGCGTTTGAGCCCACACAATCTGAGCGCAAACAGGTAGAAGCCCTAAGTGGCTACGGCCTACCAATCGAACAGATAGCAGTCCTGGTGCGCGATGGCATCCACATTGATACGCTTCGTGCTCACTTTGCTACTGAACTGGTGTCCGGCAAGGCAAAGGCGAACGGGCAGGTAGGCAAAACGCTGTTTCAAAAGGTAATGGCCGGCGACACTACCGCTGCGATTTGGTGGAGCAAGACGCAGATGCGATGGGCAGAAACGCAGAAACATGAGTTAACAGGTGCAGATGGCGTACCGCTGGAGTTCACCAAGATTGAGCGAGTGATTGTCCGTGGCAAAGCAAACTCTCAAGATTGAGACCCCAGAGTGGGCGCTGCCCATGCTGGAGCCTGCGCGCTACAAGGGCGCGCACGGTGGCCGTGGCTCGGGCAAGTCGCACACATTTGCCGAGATGATGATCGAGGCCCACATCCTCGACCAGACCAGCCGCAGCGTCTGCGTGCGCGAGGTCCAGAAGTCCCTGGCCCAATCGGTCAAGCGGCTGCTGGAGCTGAAGATCGAGCAGATGAATGCCGGTGCCTACTTCGAGGTTCAGGAGGCCGTCATCAAGTCCAAGAAGGGCGACGGCCTGATCATCTTCCAGGGCATGCAGAACCACACAGCCGACTCGATAAAGTCGCTGGAGGGATACGACCGTGCCTGGTGCGAGGAGTCACAGAGCCTGTCGCAGCGCAGCCTGGACCTGCTGCGGCCAACCATCCGCAAGCCCGGCTCCGAGCTGTGGTTCACGTGGAACCCAAGCCAGGCCAGCGACCCGGTCGACTTCCTGCTGCGCGGTGACCAGCCGCCACCCGACGCTGTGGTGGTCGAGGTCAACTACAGCAATAACCCCTGGTTCCCCGACGTGCTGCGCTTTGAGATGGAGTACGACCTGTCCCGAGACCCGGACAAGTACGCTCACGTCTGGCGCGGCGCCTACCTGCAAAACAGCAGCGCGCGCGTCTTTCGCAACTGGCGCGTCGAGGAGTTCGAGACGCCACGGGACGCCATCCACCGGCTGGGCGCTGACTGGGGCTTCGCGTCCGACCCGACCGTTCTGGTGCGCTGTCACATCGTTGGCCGCACGCTTTACATCGATGAAGAGGCCTACATGGTCGGCTGCGAGATCATCAACACGCCTGACCTGTTCATGACCGTGCCCGAGGCCGAGAAGTGGCCGATCGTGGCCGACAGCTCCCGGCCCGAGACGATCAGCCACATGCGCAAGCACGGCTTCCCAAAGATCATGGGCGCGGTCAAAGGCGCCAAGTCGGTCGAGGAGGGCGTCGAGTGGCTCAAGTCCTACGAAATCGTGGTGCACCCACGCTGCACGCACACTGTCGACGAGCTGATGTTCTACAGTTACAAGACCGACCCGCTGACCGGCAAGGTGCTGCCAGTGCTCCAGGACAAGAAGAATCACGTCATCGATGCGCTGCGATATGCTTGCGAAAGCGTGCGCAGGGCGGTGCCCATTGCGCGGTCCATAAACTTCACACCATTGCCAGTGAACAGCAAATGGTGAGAAAATACTTGTAACGAGGGCGAAAATATGGCACGCATTTCCAAAGAGCAATTCCTGAGCACCCTGCACGACGATGCGCTAAAGCAATTTAACGACATCCAGACTGCTCTGCGCGACGAGCGCTTGCAGTGCCTGCAGGACCGGCGCTTCTACAGCCTTTGCGGTGCGCAGTGGGAAGGGCCACTCTGGGACCAGTACGAGAACAAGCCCAAGTTCGAGGTCAACAAGATCATGCTGTCGGTGATCCGCATCGTCAACGAGTACCGCAACAACCGCATCACGGTGGACTACGTCAGCAAGGATGGCGAGAACGACAAGCTGGCTGATACCTGCGATGGCCTGTACCGTGCCGACGAGCAGGACAGCGTGGCCGACGAGGCCTACGACAATGCCTTCGAGGAGGCAGTGGGCGGCGGCTTTGGCGCCTGGCGCCTGCGCACCGTCTACGAGGACGAGGAGGACGAGGAAAACGAGTATCAGCGCATCCGCATGGAGCCGATCTTCGACGCCGACAGTTCGGTATTCTTCGATCTCAACAGCAAGCGCCAGGACAAGTCGGACGCCAAGTCCTGCTTTGTGGTCACCTCGATGACCAGGGCCAGCTACAAAGAGGAATGGGGCGACGACCCGACCGACTGGCCGAAGATCATCCATCAGTACGAGTTTGACTGGGCCACGCCTGACGTGGTGTTCATTGCTGAGTACTACAAGGTCGAGGAGGTCAACGAGACCATCCGCATCTTCCGAGCCATCGACGGCACCGAAGAGCGATACCGCAAAATCGACTTTGACAAGGACGAGAACCTCGAAGAAACCCTGAACGCCATCGGCAGCCGCGAGGTCCGGCAGCGAAAAATCAAGCGCAAGCGCGTGCACAAGTACATCATGTCCGGTGGAAAGGTGCTCGAAGACGCAGGCTACATTGCAGGCAACTGCATCCCCATCGTGCCGGTCTACGGCAAGCGCTGGTTCGTGGACAACATCGAGCGCTGCATGGGCCACGTGCGCCTGGCCAAGGATGCGCAGCGCCTCAAGAACATGCAGCTCAGCAAGCTGGGCGAGATCAGCGCGTTGTCCAGCGTCGAGAAACCCATCCTCACGCCTGAGCAGGTCTCTGGCC